TTTGGAATGACGTACCTTAAGATAAGGAGGTCAGGGTTTTCTTATATGGGCTCATCGGAGTGTGTAAATACAGGAACCTTAGCTAAGGATGCGAGGGTTGGTATTCTATCAAAGACAGGTTCTGATTCAAAGAAAATGTTTACAGACAAAGTTGTTCCTATAGCAAATAGATTGCCTTTCTTTTTTAAGCCTATTCAGGATGGTATGGATAAACCTAAAACAGAACTAGCGTTTAGGATACCTGCATCTAAGATTACAAAAAAAAATATGTATAACTCAGATACAGAAGAACTGTTAGGGTTAGATACAACCATTGACTGGAAAAACACTGACGACAACTCTTATGATGGAGAAAAGTTATTACTACTTGTTCATGATGAAAGTGGAAAGTGGATAAAGCCCAATAACATATTAAACAACTGGAGGGTTACAAAGACTTGTTTACGTTTAGGTAGTAAAATTATTGGTAAATGTATGATGGGCTCTACATCAAACGCCTTAAATAAAGGAGGGGCAAACTTTAAAAAGTTATTTGAAGACTCTTCATTAAGTAAACGTAATTCAAACGGTCAAACTAAAAGCGGTTTATATTCACTCTTCATCCCAATGGAGTGGAACATGGAAGGATTTATAGATAGGTACGGTATGCCTGTATTTAGAAAACCTATAAAATCTATTGTAGGGGTAGACGGTGAAAGTATAAATCAAGGTGCAATTGATTATTGGGAGAATGAGGTAGACTCTTTAAAGAGTGACCCCGATGCTTTGAATGAATTCTACAGACAATTTCCTAGAACTGAATCACATGCGTTTAGAGATGAGAGCAAGCAATCCTTATTTAACCTAACAAGAATATATCAGCAGATAGATTACAATGATTCTGTTATAAGAGAGCAGCATCTAACAAGAGGTTCGTTTTCATGGAAAGATGGAATTAAAGACACTAAGGTAATATGGACTCCAAATAGTAGAGGAAGGTTTCAGGTGTCCTGGACTCCAAACAAAAATTTACAGAATAGAGTTATAAATAGAAATGGAAAAAAATTACCTGCCAATGAACACCTTGGTGCGTTTGGATGTGACAGTTATGATATCTCTGGAACTGTAGGAGGTAGAGGTTCTAATGGAGCACTTCATGGTCTAACTAAATTTAATATGGACGAAGCTCCTAGCAATGAGTTTTTTCTTGAGTATGTAGCAAGACCTCAAACAGCAGAGATATTCTTTGAGGAAGTCTTAATGGCTTGTGTATTTTATGGGATGCCTATACTCGTTGAGAACAACAAACCGCGTTTACTATATCACTTTAAGAATAGGGGTTATAGAGGGTTCTCTTTAAATAGGCCTGATAAATCATATAATAAATTATCAAAGACGGAGCGCGAGCTGGGAGGTATACCAAACTCAAGTGAAGATATTAAGCAAGCTCATGCTGCAGCGATAGAATCTTACATAGAAAAATATATAGGTTTGGATATAGAAGAAACATTTAGAGACTCTGATTTAATGGGCACAATGGTTTTTACTAGAACTTTAGAGGATTGGGCTAAATTTGATATATCAAATAGAACTAATTTTGATGCATCAATCAGTAGTGGATTGGCTATAATGGCATGTCAAAAACATCTTTATACACCTGAAAAGAAAAGCTCAAAAATTTCCATTAACTTTGCAAGGTATACCAATAAGGGATTAACAAGCGATTTAATAAGATAGATGAAAGAAGTTAAGATAGATATTTCATCTGTAGGATTCCCTAGTCAATTTGTATCAGATGCCGAAAAAGCCACTGATGAGTTTGGCTTACAGATAGGGCAAGCGATACAGTATGAGTGGTTTAAGAAAGACGGTAATGGAAGTAGATACTACGGCCAGTGGAGAGATTTTCATAGACTTCGTTTATACGCAAGAGGTGAACAGTCTGTTGCAAAATATAAAAGTGAACTAGCGGTAGACGGAGACTTGTCTTACCTAAACCTTGACTGGACACCCGTACCTATACTTCCTAAGTTTGTAGATATAGTTGTTAACGGAATGTCTGACAGGCTTTTTAAAGTTAAAGCTTATGCCCAGGACGCTTTGTCTCAGGGAAAAAGAAGTAAGTATCAAGATGTAGTTGAAGCTCAGATGGCAGCTAAAGACCTTCTTCTTGATATCCAACAAGCAACAGGTGTAGACCCTTTTACCATGAATCCAGATGCTGTTCCTGAGACTGACGAGGAGCTTACTTTGTATATGACTCTTAACTATAAGCCAGCTATAGAGATAGCTGAGGAAGAGGCGATTGACACATTGTTTTCGGAGAATCATTACAATGATGTAAGAAAAAGAATAGACTACGACTTAACTGTTTTAGGTATTGGCTGTGCAAAGCATGAGTTTCTACCAGGTTCAGGAGTTAAGGTTTCGTATGTAGACCCTGCAAATATTGTATACAGCTATACAGAAGACCCACACTTTAAAGATTGTTTTTATTGGGGAGAAATAAAAGTAGTTCCAATCACAGAGCTTTTAAAGATAGACCCAAGCCTTACGAATGAAGACTTAGAAAAAATATCTAAGTACAGTCAAAGCTGGTATGACTATTATAATGTTGCGCAGATGCAGCAGAATGATATTTTTACTAGAGACACAGTGACGTTGTTATACTTTAATTATAAGACCACAAAAAAAATGGTTTATAAGAAAAAAGTTTCTGATAACGGAAATATAAAAATGATTGAGAAGGACGACCAATTTAATCCTCCTGAGGACATGATGGATGATGGTAAGTTTGAGAAGGTGTCTAAAACAATTGACGTGTGGTATGATGGTGTGATGGTGATGGGTACAGATATAATTTTAAAATGGGAGCTTGCTAAGAATATGGTAAGGCCTCAGTCTTCATCTCAACACGCAATGCCTAATTATGTGGCTGTTGCCCCAAGAATGTATAAGGGTGTTATTGAATCTTTAGTTAGAAGAATGATTCCGTTTACAGATTTAATACAGCTTACACACCTAAAGTTACAGCAAGTAATTTCAAGAGTTGTTCCAGATGGTGTGTTTATTGATGCTGATGGGTTAAATGAAGTTGACCTAGGTACAGGAGCTGCATATAATCCTGAAGACGCATTAAGATTATATTTTCAAACTGGTAGTGTAATAGGAAGAAGTTACACACAGGACGGAGACTTTAATCAAGCAAGAGTTCCTATACAGCAGCTAACATCTAATAGCGGTGCTAGTAAGACGCAGATGCTTATAGCTAACTACAACCATTACCTGTCAATGATTCGCCAGGTAACAGGCTTAAACGAGGCGAGAGACGGCTCTACTCCTGACCCTAATTCTTTAGTTGGATTACAGAAGCTTGCTGCATTAAATTCTAATACAGCAACTAGGCATATCCTTCAAGGAAGTTTATATATATATAGAACATTGGCAGAGGCACTAACGTGTAGAATTGCAGATGTATTAGAGTACTCGGATTTTAAAGAGGACTTTATTAATAAGATAGGAAAATATAACGTAAGTATCTTAAATGATATTTCAGATTTATATATATACGACTTTGGAATATTTATAGAAGTGTCACCTGATGAAGAAGAGAAATCTAAACTAGAGCAGAATATTCAAATGGCTTTAAGTCAACAGGATATAAACCTGGAGGATGCTATTGATATTAGGGAGATTAAAAATATAAAGCTTGCAAATCAATTATTAAAAGTAAAGAGAAAACAAAAGGAAGACAAAGACCAGAAAGCAACTATGCTTCAACAGCAGATGCAAGCGGCTTCACAATTAAAATCTCAGCAGATGGCAGGTCAAATGGCAATGCAGAAATCTCAAGCGGAGATGCAGGCCAAAATGCAAATGAAGCAAGCGGAGATAGCTTTTGAAATAGAGAAGATGAAAAATCAGGCTCAACTTAAAAGCATGCTTATGGCTGAAGAGTTTAGCTATAACCAGCAGCTTAATGGAATGGAAGCAGAGGCATTAGCATCAAGAGAAACAAGAAGAGAGGACGCTAAGTCAGGCAGAATTAGTCAAGCTAATCAAGAACAATCAAGGTTAATCAATCAAAGAAAAAACAATTTACCACCTCAAAGGTTTGAGTCTAATGAAGACAGCTTAGATGGTTTTGATTTAGCTGAATTCGACCCAAGATAAGTAAATAAAATGTAATAATTAATTGTACTATATTTGTACTAAAATTTAATCAAATGGAAATCAAAGTAAGAGAATTAGGTTCTGTAGAAGAAAAATCAGTTGCTCAAGTAGAGGAAGCTTTAATTGAAAAAGTTGAACAACAACACGAAGAACAAGTACAGCCAGAGGTTGTAGAGCAAGAGTCAGTTTCAGAAGAAGCGGAACCTGCTAGATTAGAAGAAAGAGATGTTCTTGAATTTATAAAGAACAGGTATGATAAAGACATATCGTCTGTAGACCAATTGTTTACAGAGAAAGAAGGTAATAAAGAGTTACCAGAAGATGTGTCCGCTTATTTTGAATATAAAAAGAAAACTGGTCGTGGCATTGAAGATTATGTTAAATTAAACAGAGACTTTGATTCCTTAGATGAAGACCAAATTTTAACTGAGTATCTTTTAGCTACCGAAGAAGGTATTGATAAAGAAGACGTTGAACTTTTAATGGAGGATTATTCCTATGACGAAGATATAGACGATGAGTCTGATGTTAAGAGAGCTAAGTTAAAAAAGAAAAAGGCTATTGTAAAAGCTAAGAAGTTTTTCAATGAACAAAAAGAAATGTATCACCAGCCGCTTGAGTCAAGCGCAACTGGTATTTCTGAGGACAATGAAGACTATAAGGCATACAAGCAATATGTTGAGAATGCAAAGACTCAGTCAGAGGAGCAGTCTAGGAAAGTAGATTTCTTTGAAAAAGAAACTAACAAGGTGTTAAATCAAGACTTTAAAGGTTTTAAGGTTAATATTGATGAAGCTAATTTGTTATACAATCCAGGAGGTTCTGTGGAGGAAATTAAAAAATCTCAATCAAGCGTTATTAATTTTATTAATAATCATTTGAATGAAGATGGATTAGTTAAAAACGCAGCTGAGTACCATAAAGCATTATCAGCAGCAATGAACCCTGATAAATTCGCAAGGTTTTTTTTACGAGCAAGGTAAGGCTGCAGCTACGGATAACGTAACCAGAAAGATGAAGAACATCGATATGACTACGCGTTCTGCTCCAGAGGTAACCGTAAAAGGTGGAACTAAATATCGCGCAGTAAATGCAAGTGAAGGCAGAGGGTTAAAGATTAAGAGTATTAAAAGAAAAAATTAACCACATTAAAAATTAAAAAATGGCAGGACAATTATTAGGACCGAATACTACACCAGTAGGACCAGGTTTTCAACTACAGCCAGCACCACAACAGGTGCCATTGGCTACAAATTACATTACTGATTTCAACTTTTTGAATCAGTATTTACCAGACACTTATGAAAAAGAATTTGAGCGTTATGGTAACAGAACTATTTCTTCTTTCTTACGCTTAGTAGGAGCTGAGCTACCAAGTAACTCAGACTTAGTAAAGTGGGCAGAGCAAGGAAGATTACACACTAAATATACACAGTGTGGTACAGCAGCAGTAGTCAATGGAGACAACGTAACATTTGATATTAACGATGCGTTAGTACCAGACCGAGCTGCAACAGGCTTAACAGCTGGAACTATTGCTATTCGTGTAGGTCAAACTTTAGTTGTTACTAACAATGACGGTTCAGGAGAATTCAAAGGAATTGTAACAGCAGTAGGTGTTGCAGGTGGATTAAATGATAACCAAATTACAGTAGCGTTTTATAATGCTGCAGGATTTACAGGTGGTACAGGCGCAGGTAATGCAGATGCAACTATCTTTATCTATGGTTCTGAATTCAAAAAAGGAAGCAACGGAATGCAGGGTTCTTTAGAAGCTGAAGATGAAATCTTCGACAACTCTCCAATCATTATCAAAGATAAGTATGCAGTATCAGGTTCTGATATGGCACAAATCGGATGGATTGAAGTGACTACTGAGAACGGAGCTTCAGGATACCTATGGTACTTGAAGTCTGAGCATGAAACTCGTTTACGTTTTGATGACTACCTAGAAACAGCTATGATTGAGGCGGTACCAGCAGAAGCAGGTTCTGGAGCAATTGCAGCAGGTGGAGATGTAGGAAACAAAGGTTCTGAAGGTATCTTCCACGCAGTGGAAACTAGAGGAAATGTATGGGCTGGTGGAAACCCAGTTGCTCTTGGAGACTTTGACAATATAATATCTAGACTTGATAAGCAAGGTTCGATTGAAGAGAACGTACTTTTCTTAAACAGACAGTTTGGATTTGATATTGACGATATGTTAGCATCACAAAACTCTTATGGAGGAGGCGGTACTTCTTATGGTCTTTTTGACAACGATGAGGAGATGGCTCTTAACTTAGGTTTTACAGGATTCCGTAGAGGTTACGACTTCTACAAGTCTGACTGGAAATACCTAAACGACCCAACTATGCGCGGTGGTCTAACTGGAACAGGAGCTGTAAACGGTTTGTTAGTACCAGCAGGTTCAACTACTGTTTACGACCAAATCCTTGGAAAGAATGCTAAGCGTCCTTTCTTGCATGTACGTTACAGAGCTTCAGAAACTGAAGACAGAAAGTACAAGACTTGGATTACAGGTTCAGCTGGTGGTGCAATGACATCTGATTTAGATGCGATGGAAGTAAACTTCCTGTCTGAAAGATGTGTATGTACTATGGGTGCAAACAACTTTGTGATTTTCCAATCATAAATTAAATATGTAATTACTACCCTTGTTATTGTGACGAGGGTAGTTATTACTTTTATTAAATCTAAATTATAATTAAATGAAAAAAAATGTAATGGTCAATAAGACCTATAAACTTACCAAAGATGCGGCACCACTTTCTTTTATGCTGCCAACTAGAAACTCAAGAAGATATCCCTTAATGCACTTTGATGAAGAGACAGGAACTAACAGAGCTTTACGCTATGCTAGAAACCAGAAGAGTCCTTTTGAAGATGAGCAAGACGGAAACGCTATTGTAGAGCCAATTGTTTTTGAAGATGGATTCTTATCTGTTCCAAGAAACAATCAATCTCTTCAACAATTTCTTCATTACCACCCTATGAATGGTAGTAAATTTGTAGAAGTAGATGTAGAAAAAGATGCTAAGCAGGAGATGGATGTTTTAAATACCAGAGTAGACGCTCTAATAGAGGCTCGTCAGCTAGATATAGAACAGATTGAGGCTTTAGCTAGAGTTCTTTTTAATACAGATGTATCAAGAACAACGTCTGCAGAACTAAAAAGAGATATATTAATATATGCTGAGCAAGCACCAGAAGATTTTTTGCGAGCAGTTCAGGACCCAACTTTAAAATTAAACTCTAAAGTACAAGAGTTCTTTTCTCATAAGGTATTAATATTTAAAAATAATAAGAAGGATGTATACTTTAATACATCTAAAAATAAGAAAAGAATGGTTAACATTCCTTTTGGAGAAGACCCTTTCTACGTAGTAGCTGGGTATCTTCAATCCGATGAAGGCATTGAAGTGTTAAAGTTTCTTGAAACTAACCTTGAAAATAAAAAATAAATTATACATTTGTAAAAGTTTGTTTTAGTTTTGGGAAGGGGTCGCTTAAATGCAGCCTCTTTTTTTTTGCTTATCTTTGTTGTAAATAAATAGACAAATGAGTATAATAAATTCAGTGCGAGAAACAGTACTGTCGGTCCTTAATAAAAATAACTATGGGTATATTACCCCTAGTGATTTTAATTTATACGCTAAACAGGCACAGCTAGATATTTTTGAAGATTATTTTTATCAGTACAATTACCAGCTGATGAAGGAGAATGCAAGAGCTTCAGGTGTTGGTTATGCTGATTTAAAGAAAGGTTACGAGGAAGCAATAGATATTTTTTCAGAACAAAGTTTTCTTGTTCCTGTGTATGCGAATGGAGCGTCTCAAACATTAGCTTTACCCTCAGCATCTGCATCATATAG